ATGAAAAATGTAATTGATGTGTGTAATCATATTCTAAAGTATTCTGAAACCTACGCATTCAGACTACCGCCAACACTTGAACTACAAGAGGAGGCACTTGATCTATGCTTGATACACGGAGAAAAGTTTGTCATAATGTTCATTGAAAATTATTTGAAAACTATTACGGAGGAATATGTATGAGTGCATCAGATCCAGAAGAGCAGTTCTATACACAATTCGACAAACTATATTGTAAAGTTTTTTCTCACGATCTTATAGCCAACTCACCTCAAGGTAGATTTAAAGATAAACTTTACTTCTATGTAAAAGAAAGGTGTGCTGAAGTTGATGATTGGAGAATAAATGAAAACAACTTTGGTCAATTAGTTAGTGATTTTATAGGGGAGTTAGCAGGGTGAGTGACCTACTGTACATGAATGATGAACAACTAAAGTTATTTAAATCATCTAGGTTTATCGGCCTGTTGTATGAGGACAAAAGAACTATGGATGTGATAAAGAACTACTTTGGGATGGGTGAACATTGTGTAGAAATAGGTGAAGGAATTGACCTAGATTTACTAAAAGATGTTTACACACCCTTCCTAATGGAGTACAATCGAAGATCATAACAAAGGAGAAATGTATATGAATCTACCTAACCTAGTGGAAGGACAGGCATATTGGCCTCACCTTGCTATCCCTAATTGGAACATGAATAAGACTTCTACGTTCTATGAAGTAAACTTAGCCGTGTCCGATGACATCTTTAAGATGTTTAAGGACGCAGGGTTTAGTCACTTCTTCCTGAATGAGCCGGGAACTAAAACCTTTACTCCAGATCCAGTGATTAAGTTTGCTACCTTTGCAACTAATCAGGATGGAACGGTAATAGATCCTCCTCCATTTAGTAACAAGGATGGGAAGGCTATGTACAAAACTAGCAATGGTTTTGCTGATGCACCAGATGAATCAACAGATCGTGGTTCAGATGGTCAACCGCTTAGAGCTACTGCTAAGGATTTTAGAATAGGTAATGGATCTACACTTGCCATTGAGTTTGAAAAGTACGAGTATGGTAAAGTAAATAAAGTAGTCAGACCTAAACTAAAAGGGGTTCGTGTGATAGATCTAATTGAGTACGAACCTGCTGACTCTCAACCACAACCAGCATTTGCATCATAAGGAGAAGATGAATGACAGAACAAGTAGATCCTAAACCTTGGACTTATACTTCAGATATTGGAACTTATGACGTTAGTAAATTTACTGATGAAGGTAAGACAGCATTTCTTATTCTGTTAGAAACAGATAAAGATTTACAAGCACTCAAAAAACAAACGGCAAAACTTAATAGAGCAATAGTAGGCTTTAATCAAGACATTGCTGAACAGTTGACTGATGAGATGTTAGTTGAGGAAGAGCCAGTAACTCAGTACATGGACGAGCTAGTAGAGGAAGAGGAGCCAACAACTAAGGAGATTTGATTTGAGTTTTGCTAAACTCCATCAACCCTGTCCTGAATGTGGATCTAGCGATGCGCTATCTATCAATGACGATGGTAGCGCATTCTGCTTTTCTTGCGGACAGTGGTTTAGTAGAAGTAGATATGAATCTATATCTGGTACAACCAGCAACCCAGTAGGAGGAACTAATATTAATTTAATACAGAATGAGCCTATGACTTTCGCTGAAGAGGGAGAGTACATGGCATTAAGAGATAGAGGTATCTCTGAAGACACTGCACGTAAGTATGGAGTTAGATGTACTGTAGCACCTGATGGTAGGATAGCTAAACATCTGTACCCATATTACAAAGATAAAGAAGTGGTCGCATATAAGGAGCGTGTATTAGGAGATACAGGTAAACAGAACTTCTTTTCTAAAGGTGTTATAGGAGAAGCAGGATTATTTGGAGAACACTTATTTCAAGAAGGTGGTAAGTATATTACTTTAGTTGAGGGTGAGTGTGATGCTATGGCTGCATACGAACTACTAGGTTCTAAGTGGCCTGTAGTTAGTGTGAGATCAGGAGCGCAGGGAGCAGAGAGAGATGTACGTGCATCACTTGAGTTCCTTGAATCATTTGATTCTGTCATCATTAACTTCGATGAAGATAAGCAGGGTAAAGAAGCAGCCAAGCGTGTAGCTAGACTACTGAAACCTGCTAAGACTAAGATCATGGCACTGCCAGAAGGATTCAAGGATGCTAATGATATGCTTAAACAGCACAACCATAAGGGTTATGTTACCTCATGGTGGGCTGCTAAAGTATATACTCCGTCTGGAGTTCTCTCCGTATCTGATGAGCGTGATAAGTACAAGAACAGGGAGAAGAAACAATCGTTTCCATATCCTTGGACAGGACTTAATGAGAAGCTAGAAGGTCTTAGGCATGGTGAATTAATTACACTAACAGGAGGAACAGGTTTAGGTAAGTCAAGTGTAACTAGAGAACTAGAACACTGGCTAATTAAAACAACTTCCAACAACGTAGGTGTAATTGCGCTAGAAGAAACATTTAACAGAACAGTCGATGGTATTCTAAGCATTGAGGCTAATGCTAAATTACATATTGATAGGATCAGAGATCAGTACACAGAAGAAGAATTAGATAAGTTCTTTGATGTAATGTACGATGGAGACAACCATAGTAGGGTGTGGATACATGCTCACTTTGGATCTAATGATATTGATTCTATATTTAGCAAGCTTCGCTTTATGATCGTGGGTTGCGAGTGTAAGTGGGTTGTAATAGATCACCTACATATGCTTGTGTCTACTACCATAGAAGGAGATGAAAGAAGATCCATAGATGCTATCATGCATAGGCTTAGAACGCTCGTAGAAGAGACAGGAGCAGGTATTATACTAGTCTCCCATCTCAGACGTATTGATGGTAACAAAGGCCATGAGAACGGAATAGAGACAGGTCTGAGTCACCTTAGAGGTAGCCAAAGCATAGCACAATTAAGTGACTGTGTTATCTCACTTGAAAGGAATCAACAAGCAGATGATCCAAGAGAAGCATCTACTACTAGAGTCAGGGTACTTAAAAGTAGGTACACTGGTGATGTGGGTGTGGCTTGTCACTTGCTATTTGATAATGATACAGGCAGACTATCTGAGATAGAAGGAGCTGATGAAATAGATGACGAGATTAGTATTTGACATAGAGACAGATGATCTGATCGCAACTAAGATATGGTGCTTGGTTGCTAAAGACATTGATGATGGCAAGGTGTATACCTATGGGCCAGATGAAATAGATAAGGGTTGTGAACTATTATGCGAGGCAGATGAACTCATAGGCCATAACATAATAGGATTTGATCTACCTGTAATTAGAGACTTGACTAAGTTTAAGACTCTTGGATCAGGGCAGAAGATCACAGACACACTTGTATTATCTAGATTGTTTGATCCAACCAGAGACTCAGGGCATGGACTTTCTCCTTGGGGATTCAGACTCAAATCAAATAAGATAGAGTTTGATGACTTCGCATCAGGCTACAGTCAGGAGATGTTAACTTACTGTATACAAGATGTGGAACTAAATGAGAAGGTGTACTACGCACTCAAGGAGGAATCAAAAGGATTCTCAAAGGAGAGTGTAGAGCTAGAGCATCAGGTAACTAATATATTAAAGGAGCAAGAGGCACATGGATTCTACTACGATTCAATGGCAGCTGACTTGTTACTTGCTGAGTTACGCGAGACAATCTCTAAAACAGAAGCAAAAGTTAAAGCAGTATTTAAACCAAAAGTAACTAGAACAAAGTTATATCCTAGACTAACTAAGACAGGTAAGCTTAGTAAGATGGCAGATGAGTGTCACTACAAGAGTGGGTCTGGAGTTAGGCTTAGTGAGTCAGAGCATGAGCTTTTAACTTATAAGATGGGTAAGGCTAACTACAACATAGGTTCTTGTGATCCTGTTGTTAGGAGGAGAACTAAAGATTTTAATCTAGGTTCTAGGCAGCAGGTTGGTGAGTATCTACAGGAGTTTGGGTGGAAGCCCACTGAGTATACTGCTCATGGTAGACCTATTGTAAATGAAAAGACACTAGCAGAAGTTAAGGGTATCCCTGAAGCTGATCTGATAAATGCTTATCTGATGTATCAGAAGAGAGTATCTCAGATTAATTCTTGGAATGATTCGGTTGAAGAGGATGGTAGGATACATGGGTTTGTAATATCTAATGGGGCCGTGACAGGTCGCATGTCGCACCGTTCTCCAAATGCAGCGCAAGTACCGAACTCTTCTTCACCTTATGGGTCTAGATGTAGATCCTTGTGGACTGTACCTGAAGGATATAATCTTGTGGGTATAGATGCTAGTGGACTAGAACTTAGAATGCTTGCACACTTTATGAATGATAAGGAGTACACAAATGAAATCATCAACGGAGATATTCATACCACTAATCAAAAACTTGCAGGACTTGAATCAAGAGATCAGAGTAAGACTTTCATCTACAGCCTCCTCTATGGGGCTGGAAACGAAAAGCTTGCTCTTGTGGTCGGAGGAAGTAAGCGCGATGGCGCGAGACTTAGAGAATCATTCCTTAGTAATCTACCATCATTCGCAACTCTTAAAGAACAAGTTGCTAGAGCTTCAGAAAGAGGATACCTCAAAGGACTAGATGGTAGGAAGTTATTTGTCAGATCAGAACACTCAGCACTCAACACCTTGTTGCAGGGTGCAGGTGCTATAGTAATGAAGAAGGCATTAGTTATTCTAGATGACTATATCAAGGATCTAGATGCTCACTTCGTAGCTAACGTGCATGATGAATGGCAGATTGAGGTACGTGAAGATCAATCAGAGGAGGTAGGTAAGTATGGTGTGAAGGCTATTAGAGAGGCAGGGGAATACTTTAATCTTAATTGTCCTTTAGATGGAGAATATAATGTCGGTAAAAACTGGAGTGAAACCCACTGATAGTAATGTTAGAGAGCTTTGGGAGCTTGTAGATTTAAGATACAATAAACCAAAAGGAGGAATATTTAGATTATTAAAAGGTAAGTCACCACTTTTTGTTACAAGAATAATTCAATGTGATGATATTGTTTTAATTGAATGTATGTATTTAAAATCAGGAAGTGTTCAGGTTTACAGAGACAATAAAAAAGTAGTACCATTAAAACTTGGATCATTTGAAGATGATGATGAGTTTTTATCTTTAGAAGAAAAAGAAGAAATTAAACATTTAGGATGTCGTAATTGGCCTGTGTGTGACATAGAAGGATGCGGAGTATGGTAAAAACAAAAGGAGATCATATGGAAACAACTAATCAGAAACACATTGATATTCCTGAAAATCCAATGGGTAAGTATGTAAAACATCCTGAAAGATATAAATTTGTAGATGGAGAGTGGTGGTATTACTATCCTGAAAATGGTACTAGCATATCAAGTGGTAATCACATAAGAGAAAGAGCAGAGACTTTACGAAAAAGATTTAATAAAGTTATGAGAGTAGATGGTAAATATATTCCAAGATCTCACCCACTACACAAACCGGGAAGTTACAAAGGATTCACTGATGCAGCTTTTAGCTCCCTACAGAACTATGAAAGATCAAAAGAAGGGCAGGTATACATCTTACGCAACCCTGCTTTTCCTAGCTGGTGTAAAGTAGGTATGGCTGTAGACGCACAGGACAGGTTGAAACAGTATCAAACATCATCACCCTATAGAGACTACGAGGTAGTAAAAGCATATAGCACTAACAATAGAAGAGAGGCTGAAGCACAGGCACATTCTATTCTTGAAAAACACTATGAACGCAGAGGTGAGTGGTTTGTTTGTGATGCATCTTTAGCAGAAAAATATCTAGACACAATACTTGAATCAAAAGGAGAACAGTTTGAACTCTTCTAAATCCTTAGACACTCTTGTCTCAGATATATATTCTAAGATAGAAGTTCTAGGTCAGAATGAAAACTTAGAAATACCAGACGATCTCATAGAGGACTTTGGTGAGCGTATGAAGGAGGTTATGCGTCACTGGACTACACCCAAGGAGCAGTCTAAAGGACTCAGGATGAGCAACATAGGCAGACCTGCTAGGCAGTTATGGTATGAGGCCAGAGATGAGGAAGACAAGAGGCCATCATATGCTCCTACATACATTAAGTTTCTGTATGGTCATATGTTAGAAGAGGTTCTGTTGTTGTTGGTTAAGATAGCAGGACACGATGTAACTGATGAGCAGAAGGAAGTAGAAGTAAATGATATTAAGGGACACATTGATTGCAAGATTAATGGAGAAGTAATAGATATAAAGACTGCATCTAACTTTGGGTTCAGAAAGTTCAAAGAAAACAACATACACAATGACGATCCCTTTGGTTACATGCATCAGCTATCTGGATACGAAACTGCTGAAGGAACAAACAAAGGTGGGTTCTTGGCTATCAATAAAGAGACAGGAGAGCTTGCATTAGCTCGTCCATTAGACTTGACAAAACCTGATACCAAGACTAGAATAGAGAGTCTAAAGAATTATATTAAACAAGATAGCCCTCCTGATAAATGTTACTACCCTATACCTGAAGGTAAGAAAGGTAACATGCGCCTA